GCTAGAGTGGCATTACATCATCGACTCAGGATGTAATCAGTGGGGCGATTACGGCTGGCACAAATACCAGATCACGCGCGCCTACAAGCCCCTGCGTCCGCAACACATCATCCCTATCCTTTATCAACGCTGCCAAGCCGACCTTGGCCTGGTTAGCTGTGCGGACACCTCGTATTCCAGCTTCTCTGGCGCTGATACGTATTCTGTTGTCGGCGTCTGCGAAGACGTTGATGAGAGCACTGGTGGTCCTGGTGCTGGTGGTGGTGATGACGAGCCGGTTGTTGGCCCTGGCGGACCTAGCGACATCGACTTGCTGACCGCTTTCGACTTCGCCATCTTGGCAGGTTCTACGGTTACCAACACGGGTAACACGGTTATTGACGGCGACCTCGGGCTCAGCCCTGGAAGTTCGGTTACCGGGTTCCCTCCTGGAATTGTCAACGGAACGCAGCACATCACGGACGGTGCCGCCGCGCAAGCCCAATTGGACTTGACCGCCGCTTATCTCGATGCCGAAAGCCGCACTGCCGATGTCATCACGGTCGCCGGAAATATCGGTGGGCAGACGCTCGCTCCTGGACTCTACAAGTCCACTTCTTCGCTGGCGGTGTCCAGCGGGGACCTCACGCTCGACGGCGGCGGCAATGTGAACGCAGTCTGGATTTTCCAGATCGCCTCGACACTCGACCTCACCCCCGGTCGCCAGGTAATTCTGACGAACGGCGCACGGGCCTCGAATGTCTTCTGGCAAGTCGGAAGTTCCGCCACGCTGGACACGACCTCTGTGTTCAAGGGCACCATCATGGCGCTTACCTCGATCACCGCCAATACTGGCGCGGTTGTTGAAGGCCGCCTGTTGGCCCGAAACGGTGCAGTCACGCTCGACACTAATGCGGTTGTAATTCCGACTCTGTAAGGTTTCACAATGTGACCCTCTCTGAAAAGGGAGGGTCACAACTTTTTATGGCAGATCCAAACGATTATAGGCCGGGAGATTTGTCGCATACGCTTCTCCAGAAGATCTTGGCGCGTTTGAGGGACACGGGCACATCTGGTGGGTCGGCCTCGGAAGCCACTCTCGCTCAGATTAAAGAAAACGGGCTTGTGGCGGCGGCTGACGCTGACGCCGCAGCGGCGGCCATTATCGCGACTGCGGCAGTCACCGCAGCGGCCACAGCATCGACAGCAGCAGCTATATCGGCAACGGCGGGTGTTACCGCAGCATCCACTGCGCAAACTGCCGCGTTACTGGCGGAAGTTCGAGACGCCATTCCGGCCTCGGACCCATTTTTCCTTGAGGCTACGACGGGACTTCTAAATGGAAAGGTAGCACAAACACTTCACATTAAGGGCCGTCGTGCGGGATTCAACGCCATCAATATCCCACAAGACATCGCAGAATACTTGGGGTTAACTGTAGACCTCATGACTGAGTTGACTGGTTCAGAGGCATTTGAGATTGTATCTTCTAGCGCGTCAGACTCAGCGGCTGGTGTAGGAGTCCGAACCGTCCGGTTGACCTACATTGACGCCAGCGATAATCTGGTGCAGAGCGCGCCCTTCACGATGAACGGCGTAACAGCAGTCCCACTCACAGGCATCACGGCGCACATGCTTCTGTGGCTCCAAGCGGTGACGGGCGGAACGACTGAGGGAGCTGTGGGCACCATTCTCTTGCGAATTGCTGGTGGTGGCGCGACACACGATCAGATTTCTATTGGTGAGAATCGGTCACTTGCCGGTCGGTTCATGGTGCCCGTTGGTTTCACTGGATACGTCCGCTATTGGCAAGTGTCCACGATTGGCGGTGCAACATTCGACACTCGGCTCAAAGGAACCGTGAACCTTCTTGATCGAACGATCACAACTCGCTATGCCACTCAATTTCACGCCTTTGCCGAAGCTGGCCAGGCGATTGTAAGCGATCTTCCGTGGGTGAAATTTCCAGCCCTCTCCAAAATCAAATTGAGCACCACTGTAAGCGCGGCTGGTGCGGCCAACCGGATTCATTCAGATTTTTCGGTTATGATAGTTGCGGATTAAGCCCTCCGCCTTTCATTTTTTCGCGCACTCTTTGTATAGAAGCTGAAAAATCCCTCGGCCTGCTTCGACCGGGGACGGCCTATTACGTTGTTCGGCCACAACGATTAAACAAACTCCGCAGTGAGTATTTGCTGCAACTGTTTGCATCTCAGTTAGATGCAGTGTTTAAGAAAGGCCAAATAATATGGCTCTCCAGACTGAGTGTCTTGACCCGTCCGATATTTCGGATCTCGCGTCTAAGGACACCAACCGTATCGTCGGCGCTATTGCCAAGACTCTAGCCGCCAATTCCCCCTTCATCAATGTCATCGGCGGCGGGACTGTTCCTTCCGGCGTTTCCGACACGCAGCGTTCTGTGGTTCAGATGCAAGCCGCTCCCGGCGACAGCCTCGCAATCCCGACGTTCGTGTGCGATACCGAGATCTGCGGTCAGACCGGCGTCCAGGATTTGACTGACACCGTCGAGTTCACCCTCCGCCTTGAGTCCAAGCGCGCACGCGGGCCGAACGTCTGCGTCAAGAAGGGCTATGCCGCCTTCAAGGGCAGCTACGTCATGGCGGAAGACTCGCTCAAGAAGCTTGTCACCCAATACATCAACGCCGACATCCGCGCCCAGTTGTATCTGCGCTCGGCCTCGAAGTTCACCGCTAACGCGGGCTACGATTTCAACTCGCTCTTCACGGGCGGGGATGAGTCCAATCTTGGTGTCCAGTTCGCGCCCTTGCTCCCTACGGGTCCCATGACCTTCAAGGCGCTTCACTACATCGCCCGCCATCTCCGAGAGGTTCTTTTCGGCGAGTGGTTCAGTCAGGACCGGGGCATGCCGCATTTCAGGTTCATCGGTGGATCTGACCAGGTGGAGTATTTCCGCTCTGAAGTCGGTGTCCAGAACGTCATGACGGCACTCACGACCGGTGGATATAGGCTCGGCGAGATTTCGCTGACCGCCTACTCCTTCGAGCAGAGCCCTGCTTATCGAGGCATCGCCTTCGGCGTGGATCAGCGCCCGCTGCGCGCCACTGGGTTCAACCCTGACGGCACGCTCGCGCTAGTTGACCCCGTCATCATCGTCAGCAATCCCGCCCGAAATACCGCTTACGCCAAGGTCAATCCGGCGTGGCTCGCGGCTCCCTACGAAATCGGCTTCCTCATCGCCGACGGTTCGTTCGAGCGCCTCGTGCCCGAGAGGTATGTCGGCGAGGGCTCGTTCAAGTTCGCGCCCCAATTGCACATGGGCGAACTCGAATGGCACTACATCATCGACTCCGGGTGTAACCAGTGGGGAGACTTCGGTTGGCACAAGTATCAGATTACTCGCGCCTACAAGCCGCTCCGCCCGCAGCACATCATCCCGATTCTGTATCAACGCTGCCAAGCCGACCTCGGCCTGGTGAGCTGTGCCGATACGTCCGCGTCCAGCTTCTCTGGCGCTGACACGCACTCCACTGTTGGTGTCTGCGAAGACGTGGAGTAAGTTCAGCCCCTGTCAAGGGTGACCAATTAAGGGGCGGCGACATAAAAATCGCCGCCCTACTTTTTGTGTGAAAGATTTCATGGATAACCTCAAAGTAGGATTGGCAGCCGTCGTTGGTGTAGCCTCGCCGTCCACAAACTGGTTTGTAACGGACGCAGAGCCCGTGCTTCGGTTGGTTCTCCTGGCCGGGCAGATTGGCGTGGCCGTTCTGACCAGCATTTACATTTACCGAAAAATCAAATCGAAGTCCAAATGAAAATAGCGCGCCTTCTTATTATCGTTGCCGCAGTATCTGTATTCGTTGGCTGTGGCCTTATCCCCAAGAAGGTGGAGCTTTTCCAGGACAAGGTCCAGAAGTTCCCCGTGGCCAAGCCGCGCGAGAAGGAACTCCAGCGCCAGACTGCCCAGCGCGCGGAAGAGAAGGCCCAAGAGACTCTCGAAGCCGCCATCGCGGAAGAGTCGAGCCCCGCCGTCATCGTCCCTGCGACGGAGACCGCTGTGCTTACAGATGTAGTTTCGGAATCGCTGGGTCCCCCATCGAGACCGGCACCGGAGTCGAAGACTTCGGACGCGCTCGCACAAGAGTTGCGCAATTCGATTGCCGCTTTGAATAAGCGCATCGACAGTTTCAAAGAAGACAACAACGAGAACGCCGGTAAGAAAATTGAGGGCACCGGGCTTTTTCAGGTCCCTTACTTTTTGTGGATCGCGCTCGTAATTGGTGGGCTGTGGCTCGCCAAAACGGTGTTGACCGTCATTGCGAATGTGGCCGCCGCTGGCAGCCCTCCGGTCGCTGTGGGGCTCAAGGCCGCGAACGTGGGCGGCAAGTTGCTGAGCCGGGGCTTTTCGCAGCTCATAAAGGCTGGGGAAAATTTCAAAGATGTTGTAAAGAAAGAAGTGAAGGACGCGGACCTCCAGGCGAAGATACTGGAAGCGTTCCAAGCTTCGCACCGGAAAGAACAGGACAGCGATGTTCAGGCTGTCATTAAGGAATTAACCAAATGAGCTGCTGTAACAATTCTAATCCGTGCCGGACGCCATGTCCGAATACCGCCGCCTGCGAGACACTGGATAGCCAGATTGCCAATTTCACTATCCAATTTTTCGGCGAAATCGTCAAAACAGAGGTGAACGGCGATGTCACTTGGTCGCTTCCGTGCAACCTCGACGTGGGCCTGGAGAACAACCCGCGCGGCGAAACTGAAGGTTTGGCGTGCTACTTCCTGCGGCTTTTTCAGGACGGCATCACTGGTGCGACTGGCCCACAGGGCGAGCCCGGGACTCAGGGCACGAACGGGCGAAACGCCTATACGGTGACCATCGTAGGGTTTGCGCAGCCGACCCTCGGCTCGCCGAACGTGAACGTCACGACCGTCAACAACCCGGCGATTCTGCCCGGGCTCTATGTTTTCATCGCGACCTCCGGTTGGTATGTGGTCAACGCCACGGACAATACGGGCGTTCTGTTCCTGACGCTGGTCAAGGCCGCTGACAGCGCCCCCGCCGTCATCACGGCAGGCAAGCTCGTCGTTCCGTCCGGCTTCCCGGGCGCGAGCGTAACCGGCCCCCAGGGTATCCAAGGCGCAACCGGCCCCACTGGTCCCCAGTCTCCCGCGTTCTCCGAGCAGAACGGCTTCTACTTCGCAACGGTCGGCACCAATTACTCGCTCCAGATTATCTACGCGGGCGTCAACTTCGTGAACTCCGAGCCGTTGCATTTGCTGCAAGCCCTGAATGGTGTGTATCAACTCACGTCTGTAATCACGATCAAGGGTAAAGCGGGCATCGTTCCGGCTGATCGGATTTTCTTGAAGTATTTCAATAACTCCATTCTGGCGGAAGTTCAAGGCAGCGAGATGATCGTTTCTAATCTGGCCTTTGAAGAAGAGAGGCAAGTCGTCATCTCGACTCTGTTTGTTACACCATTCGCGAACCAGACCATCCAGATTTTTGGTAAGATCACATCGGCAGACGTGGCCGAGGTAGTTGCATTGCACACCACCTTCCATTTCATCCGCTTGAGCTAATGAAGACAACCAAACTCACCTGTTCGACCGGCGAAGGCGGCATGGTGCCCGTTCTGCATGACGTAGACGAGCTACATGTGGCTCACTGCCGTTCGGTTGAGACCATGACTGTCGGCACGTCTTCTTACGTGCTGCACGTTACAAATCCGGCACCTCTGCCGGATGCAGAGAATCCTAGCACTATTTGATTATGAAGAAACTGAACATTGACTTGGGCAAGAGCTACAAAGAGAGCATGCCGTCCATGAAAGACATGAAAGAGGAGATGCACTATCCGAGCTTTCATGTCGATGGCGACAAAGACCTCGGGCTGCCTTACGAGGGAACTATGCTCGTCCGCTTTTGTAAACGCGAAGAGACCAGCCGGACGGATGCAGACGGTGACAAGCATTATTCGTGTCAAATCCAGGTCAAGGAGATTATCTCCGTCAAGGCCGACGAGGACTCCGAGGCCCCCGCGAAGAGCTACGGCAAGGACACGGAGAACGCGCTCGACGCGCTGGCGAAGAAGCTCACTCGCAAGATGAGCAAAGAGTCCGACGAGTATTAACCTATGTTCCGCGTTGACGACATTTACGACGAAGCGAAGAAGCTCTCGGGCTTCTGCGACGACACGAAGCTGTTTCGGTGGGTCGGCGACTGCGTTTCGATGGTCGCTAACAAGGGCGACTTTGAGGGCTGGAAGGGCTGGCTCGACATCTGCACGGCGGGGTGTAGCTGCACGGGCACGCTTCCATGCAACCAGCGGGAACGCTGCGGGCGTAGGTGCGTCACGCTCCCGCGCGAGATAGAAACGGTCCTCGCGGTCAACATCGGTGGGCGACCGAGCCTTGGTTTCGGAACACTTTTCAATTTTCATTTGAATGGCCCCGGGGATGGTTGCTCTAGCTGCAACTGGAGCTGGCAGGATCAGGGCGACTGGCACACCACGCATCGAGATATTATCACCCCAACAAAAGTCGTGGCATTCCTTCAGACCGCCGAAGACAACGGCAAGGAGTTGACTATCGAAGGTTACGACAGTGCCGGTAATGTTCTACGTCGCCAGGAAAATGGCGAGTGGATTAACGGCTACCGTGTTCCCACCATTTATGGTGTGGCGATGCCCGACACAACGGCCCCGCTCATCGCGCGGATCACAAAGGTTTTCAAAGCCCGCACTGCTGGCTCTATTCGTCTGGCATCCCGCGACAACACCGTCCAGCTCGCGAATTACGAGCCCGACGAAACGCTGCCGCAGTATCGCCGGATCAAACTGAACCGGGCCTCGAACTGGGTGCGTATCGCCTACATGAAGTCGAACCCGACCTTTCACAGCCGGTATGACCACATCCCGCTGCGCAGCCGACTGGGATTCTTGCTCGCCATGCAGGCCCGAAAACATTATTCGGATCTTCAGATCGGAGAGGCACACGCCTACGAGGCTGACGCCGTCCGAATGGAGGTCGAAGCCCAATTGAAGGCCGAGCCTATCACGACTTTGAGTCCGGTGCAAATCGTGGACCGGATGAGCAGCCTGAGAGACCAGGACGACTTCGGGATAGTCTAATATGGCGACCGAGCGACTCATCGACTACGACGGGACGTGGTTCCGTGGCTGCAAGTCCGACGCGGACCCCGGGCAAGTCCCACAGGGGTATTGCTGGAATGCAATCAACATGCTGAACATCGGCGGCATGTTATCGTGCCGCCCCGGCTACCGTTGCATAACGGATTTTCCGACCGGTAAACTCCAGGGCGCAACCATTTTTCGACCCAAGCAAGGGCTAGAGCAACTGGTGGTCGCTATCGCTGGTGTGATCTACGTTGCTGAGTGGCCGTTCAAAGTGTTTCGATTTTTGCCGAACGTGCAGATGCTCCCGTTTGCAAAACAGATTTACTGGCAGCTCGCCACACAGTCTGCTCGGCGATTGGCAAATGATTTCGTGTCTGCGATTGAAGTAATCGAACCCCGTGAGGTTCTCTTCATCCAAGACGGGGGCCACACGGCCCCTGCCTGGTATGACGGCTCCCAGTCTGGGCATCTCCGGGATACTCCCTTCCAGACTCCCTCGGGCGGCCCGATGTCATGGATTGGCGACCGGCTGTGGGTGGCGCGCGACAACCTGGTCTTCGCGAGTGACATCGCGGACCCGTTCAGCTTCCGCGAGCAGATCTACCTCGGCGGCACGAGCGGGTTCATTTTCGAGCGGGAGGTCACCGCGCTCGCCAAGTCGCCCAGCCTCGAATTTCCGCAGTTGATCGTCTTCACCTCTGAAGCGACATCCATCGTTCAGGCGAGTCTCCGGGACCGGTCCAAGTGGCCCGAGACGGACGGGATGCAAAAAGAAGTGTTTCAGGTGGGCTGCGTGTCCCAAAAATCGGTGGTAAACCACTACGGGCGGGTCACATGGTTTTCGTCTTCCGGCGTTGTATGGTTCGACGCTGCATCCGCCGCCAATTTGACGGCTCGCATCCCAGTTCGTGACAACGAAATGATGCTGAGCAAGGCCCGGCTGTTTGAGGATCTCGGGCGCGTCGCGGGCGCGGCGTTCGGGCAGTATTTGCTCATGAGCGTCCCCTCGGACGATCTGTTTAATAAACACACTTGGGTCTTGAATAACGCGAGTCTCGAAACGCTGAATGACGACTCTGGCCCGTCGTGGGCGGGATTCTGGCTCGGCACTCGGCCCGTGGAGTGGGTTTACGGTGAGATCGTCGGACGCGAACGCATTTTTCATGTCAGCACGGATGAAGACGGTATCAACCGGCTGTGGGAAGCCTTTATTCCCGACCGGCTCGATAACGGCTGCCCTATCATGTGGGCGATCGAGACGCGCGGCCACTTCGGTCAGACTAGCCAAGCGAAAAAGCTTCCGGGTCAATTTTGCCGGTTCACCTTTGCAGATCTCGGGCTGGTTGGAATTGAAGAGGAGCTGGACATCGGCGTATTCTATTCTGGCGGCGTTCGTGGAACATACAAGCAGATCATGGGCAAGAAGATCACCGTCTCGAAGGGCAGTCTCGCTCCTGACCAGCTCATTACTGCCTCGACTAGTATTTTTCAGATCAAGCCGCAGTCCCGAATAGTCCGCACGCAAGACGCGAACCAGATGTCTATCGAAGTGGACGGCGGGTCATGCCCTGTAGAGTCCATACATAACGAAAACCTGGATGAGAGTTTCCAGATTCTTGTCGTTGGCCACGGTCCCGCCGCCATCCGGTGGATTCGGACCTTCGCTCTGGACTCGCCCGAGGATTTCAATGGTGAGCCGCTAGCGTGCGTAGACGAGATCCCCTTCAAGGCGATTAGGTTTGATGGAGTGGGTGTTTACGGTCCCGACCGGGACCAGGCATTCGATGACCTGGCCAACAAAACTATCGCCTACTTTACGGCGAACGCGACGCAAGTCGTAACGCAGGATAACGTCAGTGCGACTGGAATCGGATTTTCCGAGAGCATCGTGTCTCAGGAAGCGGCCACGCGCGTCGCTGAGATCATCGCTAGGAAAATGGCGCAGGCGGAGATCCTCCGGTTCCTGCCGCCCATTCTAAGCTCGGGAAAGGGATTTGAATAATGAATTCCGCACTAGATATTTTGTTCATGCGGCGTCCCCGGCTGCGATACGTGTCGCCCGGTGTGTGCGAGGCTTCATTCTCGGGTTCCGGCACTCCGCTCATTGTGCTGGATGCTTTCAACCGCTTGCTCGGGCCGACCGGCCTGACCATCGGGGGCACTGGCGGCTTCTTCCTTAGCTGGAATAATTACCCGGGCGCGTTGTGCTTTTCGGTTTACAAGGCCGTCGATGAACTCGACCCATTTGGCCCTTACGTTCTCATTGCGGAATGTATCACCGATAATTTCATTGACCTCAGTGATTTCGGACCCGGCACTTATCGCGTTACGGCAATCACTGAAGAGGGTGAGAGTGATCCGAGTGATCCCATCGTTGTTGAAGGAGCGGGGTCCGTAGTTGTAACCGTGATTGCAGACCCGGATGCTACGTCACCTTACGGCAGTGTTCCCGGCGTGTTTATCATCTCCAAAGAAGGTTTTCACAATACGGATTTGGTAGTTAATTTTGTCATCTCTGGCACGGCCCAAAATGGTGTGGACTACGAGCCAATTGGAGCTACAGCTACAATTCTTTCTGGGCAGTCTTTTGTGACAGTTGACGTGACAGCGATTCTTGAAGCGAATGACCCTGAGCCACCGGAAACGGTAATTTTGACCCTTGCTGCTGGTGGGTTCTATATAGTTGGAACTCCAGATGTGGCCGTTGTGATAATAGAGCAGTGCCCGCCCGAGCATGGTGACCCTGTGCCAGCGGACAATGAGGCTAGCGCCACAGAAACGTTCATAGCCAGCACGGTCATGGACCCTCGACCGACTGTCCCTGGACCGGTCGGCCCACACAATCCTTTTGGACAACCAGAGTGGATTGCGGATTTTGGAGTCCTCACTCCTTCTGTTTATGAGATTCGGTATATGGGTGGGGCGTGGAAAGCGTCCGAGGAGTGCGGCTGTAATCCCGGCTTCTGGATGATTACTTGTAACAACCTCCAGATCTATGCTGACGGCGTTGTAGTAATTAACGAAACTGATGGTCAACTTGCAACAAATAGTCAAGCGGAAGCTGAAGCCAATTTTGGGATTGGTCGAACGTGGACGATAAGCACGGACGCTAGTATTGAACTCCACCACGTCGGCGCTGGATGCCCGGGAACACCCGCTCCAGAGTCAGAGATAACTAACGGATCTCCTAATCCTACATTTGAATTGTGGCAGGTTTCCGCAGGTGAATCCGCGTTACTCGATCTACCGGCTAACATTCGGGTCATCGAGTATGACGCATCGGTATTTGACCCGCTGGAGTGCCCCGACACAACGACGCCAGGCGGCGGAACCCCAGAGTGGGAAGGAACCTTGTCCAGTGTTTTCCAATCTTACCTAAGCCACGTATGGCAGGGTCCTGGAAATAGGAAGATTAACGGCCTCGGACTTACAGAAACTCGGGTGGAATTCCGAACAAATAATCCAAATAGTGAAAATGGACGCGGATGGCGGCTTGAGATCGTGTATCAAAGCAACGACTTTGAGTCTTCATTCTTCGGATGGGCCGGATGGAAATCCGTAGGTGACGGCCCAGCCGGAATTTATTATCGCGACGAGGGCTGCCATCTTACGCCCGAATGTATCGCACTGGAAGAATACACCCCCTAAAAAATTATGGCACTACTAGACACAAACCTTTTGCTGCAAGGCGCGCCACTGCCCGTCGATTTCGCCGGGAGTCCGCAAGACCTATTCGCAGAATTCATTCGCCGCACGAAAATCGTGTCCCCCTCGGGCACCAACTTTTTCTTCATCGGCGATACCGAACCAACATCCAACGTCGGACCCTGGCTCAGATTTGAGTCGCAGTGGTGGGTTTGGAACCAAGACATTAACCGCTATGTTCCCCTGGACATTTCGGCATCTGAGACGCAGTGGTTTCATGTTGGTCTGACTACGCCGACGAGCAGCACGCCGCCAGTGTGGCTCCGCACCACACAGGACCAGACCACACCTGGCCAAATCGGCAGGGCGATTGGCTGGTATGTATTCGACGGGCTGAACTGGGTCCCTTTTAACAGCATCGTCAACTCGGGCACAACGGAACAGCGCCCCGCCGCGCCGGTCGAGTATCAGCAGTATTACGACACGTCGATCTCCTGCCTCATCTGGTTCGAGCGAACCCAGTGGCGGACGGTGTCCGGCGTGCCGGGTGACATCAAGCAGGTTGCGTTTGAAGTCCTGACGAACGCGCTCGTGAACAACCCGGGGTGGGTCCTGTTCGGCGCGTCCAACCAGACCTTCCGTGGCCGCTGGCTCGCCCAGGCGACGAAAGACCCGGGCGCGACGCCCGAGACAGACTTGACGACCAGCGCAGGCGTAGCCCACCGGGCAGCGTTCGAGACGTTCGGTGAGACAGATGGAGTCATGCTCGACAGCGGGTCGCCGGTTCCATATCCGCCCACGATCGCTTTGTGGACACTCGTTAAGCTATAACCCCACCCCTAAAGGGTGAAAAGGCGCACTACTTGAGTATGGCCATCAAAGAGTTAACGCCCGAAGAGTTTGATGAGCGCTTTGCGCCCATTTTTCTGCATGTGGCGGCGGAATCTGGTGACCCGTGGCGGTATAACCCGGCCCATTTCCACCCGGTATGGCAGAATTGGATGCGGCTGGGCCTCGCGCGGGCGTGGGCGGGCAAGGATTGTATTCTCGGCGCGTTGTTTTTCCCGGACACGTTCAGCGGTGTGAAGTGCGGATACGTTCATTTCTGGCATTCGTTGCCCACCGCGCGCGGGACGGGAGCCCCAATGCGGCTTTTCAAGGCGTTCGAGCAAGCCGCGCGAGAAGAAGGGTGTAAACGAACTTTCTCGATGGCTTACGAGACGTTGAACCCGAGCAATTTGCGTGCCGTTTACCCGAGACTTGGGTATAGCCTGCACGAGACGATTTTTTCTAAGGAACTGTAATATGGGTGATATTTTTGGGGCTATTGGAAGCGTGGCGGGGGCAGCAATGTCCGCCAGCGCGACGAAGAAGGCGACCGAGGCGCAGATTCAGGCGCTCGAACGCCAGAAGGAATTCGTCTACTCGGAGCTGAGCCCGTCGAAAATCGCCGGTCAGGCTCAGGCGCAGGACGTGGAAAGAGCGAAAGCTCGGCTCGCACTTCAGGGAGTTACAGATCCCGCGACTCTCGCGGCCCGATACCAGGCCGAACAGGCTATTTTGGGCCAGGCAGCGGGCATCGGGCAAGGTGACGCCGCTGGAATCGCCCAGATTGCCGCTCAGGAAGCCGCCGCAGGCGTCCCGGGGCTCGATATTGCTAAGAAGCAGCTCGTAGACGCTGCGCTGAATGAGCTTTCGCTCGGGGCGACGCTTCCCCCGGACATCCAAGCCGAAATTGTCAAGGCAGGGCTCGAACGCTCTGGTATGACGACCGGCGCGGCCAGTCCGCAGGGGTTTGGCGGCCAGATCCTCCGCACAAAGATCGGAATGGAAGCCGAGAAGCTCAAGGCCGACCGCCAGGCTCGCGCAGTGGGGCTCACTCAAGCCGCCAGTGCCCTTGAAAGCCAGCGGCAGTCGATTCTCGGGACCCTTTTCCCGAATCTCAACCAGGTGCAACTACAAAACCTCCAGGGTCAGCAGGGTGTGCTGAGCCAGGCGAATCAAATGGTGCCCGAAGCCGGGCTAGGCGGCACAGATGTCGCCAACATCTGGCTCGCGCGCGTAGGCGCTACGAACCAGCTAAGTCAGTCTGCCGCAGACGCCGCCGCTCGCGGCGCGATGGGCCAGGCGCAAGCATGGCAGACCGGTCTTGGGGCAGCGACAAGCTACGCCGCGCAGGCCGCGCCGAGCTTCGGGTCTCTCTTCGGTGGTGGTTCCCGTCAACAGGCCGCGCCCGCCCCGACTCCTTTCCAAAGCAACCCGACGAGTTTCTACGCGAACGATTTCTAAGTTATGGCAATTAACTTGACAAGAGGCTGGACCAGTGGCACGCTGACTGCACCATTGGCTAGTCGCACCCCATCTCAGATCCGTCAGCCGCTGCCCGCTCCGGGTTCCTCCGAAGTGGGGCCTGTCAACGCGCTCGCGCAACAACCCTACTCTGCCGCCAGTCTGCTCACGAGGCCGACTGACGCGGTTGACCAGACCCTCGGCTCCCGGCTGTATCAGAACCCGCTGACTGGTTTCCGCGAAGTCGCCGCGCAGCAGAGCGTCTATGCTCAGCCCAGCGCCCCCGCATTTTTGCAGAATGCAATCGCGGGTCTCAACGCCGAGCAGACTATGGCCCGCAGCGCTCAAAGCGAGCTTGTAGACCGCATCATGAAGGGTGCCGCAGGACAGACCGCAACCGGCGCTCCCGGTGGTGGCGGTGACCCGTATCTCTGGCAGGAAGCGCTCCGAGCCGCGTCGGTCAACCCCGGCGCTCATGTCAATTTCGGGGCGGCGGTAACGGACCCCCGCCAAGGTTTGGCCGCCATTACCTCCGCCAATGCACTGTCCGCCAAGGCCGCGCAGCAGACCGCTGCCATTCGGGCCGCGAACGCTGTGCCCATTCAGATTGCTGCGCTCCAGAAGCGCCGAGACCAGCTCGGCTACGCGGGCTTCGGGCAGTATGCCGGTTCCCGGCAGCAGGCCCTCGACCGCCAACTTTTCAACCTCGAAGACCAAGGCGCGGCAGCTTCCGGTATTCAGCAGCTCGGCCAGAAAGCCGCGCGCTCGTCCTCTGGCTGGGTCACTCCCGCGATGAATTTCTACTAATATGGCTCTCGAATCAGCTCCCGGTTCCGCTCTTGGTCGAATCGACCCGTCGTCTCTCGTCGGCCTCGCGACTCCTGTCGTCGAGCCCCGCGCTACCGCCGCACTCGCCGAAGCTTTTCGCTCAGGCATGATTAACGCGAACGACATTCACGATCGGGTTTCGGAGCGCGCGAAGTCGAAAGAAAAAATGGAAATCACGTTGGCGAACCGCGCCACCGCAGAAGCCGAAGACCCCGCGCTCATTGAGGCCCGTCGCCAGCAACTTTTGGGTGCCGGTGCGCAGGGGCAGCTCGCGAGCGATCAGGCAAACGCGGCCCGGGGGTTGCTTCCAGCGGAGACTTTGGCGAAGCAATTTGAGCTAGAAAAGGCTCAGGGCGAAGCTCGGTATCCCGCGTCAAAGCATTTTGACGCTCTCGCCGCGCTAGGCGGGGTTAAGGCGCTTCCTCTGACTGATACAGGCGCTGTTGACTATGCCAAGAAGGCCGAGATCGGCGCGGAACTTCAGTTGTGGAAAACGCGTCAAGATATTGCGAAAGCCAAATTGGAAAACATTGTAGGTAAGGAAGCGGAGAATCCTGCGGGGACCGGGATGTATTCCTTCACAAAACAGGGCGATCCTTCTCTTCCAGCAGAACGAGACGCGCTCAGGAAGACCGCCGAGGCTCCTTTCGTGCCGAGTGGCACGGCCCCGGGGACAGTTGCCGCGCCTGTCGTCGCCGAGCCCGCTCCTGCACCGGCCCCAGCTCCTGCGCCTGCACCGGCAGCCGCTGCCGTCACGGTTCAACCGGCCACTCCGCCGTCTGCGATGGCTGTTGTCGAGCCCAAAGTTCCCAGCGCTGTCCAGGCCGCAGTAAATGCCACATTCGCCCCGGTTACCGGCACCCCGCTACCTGGTGGCGGGTATCAGCTCGGGACACGCCCGCCTAAATCGTCTGAGGCGGGAGACGCTGTCAAGATGACTGGTGAGCAGCAGCAATTGCTCACTCGAACTCTATTTACGAAAGACTTGGCCGGACAACTCCAGGGCGCTTATGATGAACTGTTGACAGCGGCCCCGCAGTATTCAGGGGGATCTTTCGCTGGGCGACTGGGAACGCTCACCCTCGCTGACGAACGTAATCCTGCTTTGGCTAATTTCAAAGCCAAAGCCTCGGGCATTCTCGCGCCGTTGGTCAAGGGAATCTATGGAGAAACGGGCGTGCTGTCCCAAGCAGACATTGATCGGTATCAGCCGAACCTTCCTGACGTAAACGATTACCCGGAGGTGGCCGCCGCGAAGCTTAAACATCTCGAAGAGGTCATCCACACCTCGATCATCAAGAACATTTCAGGAATGGATTTGCAGAAGCAGAATCTGGACCCCCGGATTGGCGCTCTAAAGAAAATTTCGGAAGACAGATTGGCGGAAATTCAAACTGTGCGATCCAAACCGGCTGCCGCTTCAGGCGCGCCCGCCGCCGCTGGTCCCGTCCAGACCCTCAGCACTGGAAAGAAATTGCGACGAAACGCCCAGGGCGGGGTAGACGAAATTCCTTAATCCTATGGCTATAACCCCCGCAGAACTCGCGGAGTTTGAAGCCCTAGAAGGCGCTTCGTTATCAAACTCGAATCCTCCGGTGGTTGCACCGGCTCCCGCGCCCGCCGCGCCGACTACCGGCATAACTCCAGCGGAACTCGCCGAATTTGAGGCGTTGGAAAAGGCTGGGCCAAGGACGATCAACCCTGCGACGGATTTAACCGCCGATGAGCTTGCTGAATTTTCGATTCAGGACCCGGGGTTCAAACTCCAAGACGAGTTCAACAAAGTCCCGCCGCGCTCGAATACTGCCACGCTTGCAGAATCACAGGCGTATAACAAGATCCTCGAAAAGTTCGCGGAAGCCCATCATAAGGTGCGCGAACGAGGCTTTTCGCTAAAAGATCTTCCGAGTGTCGGCCAGGTTGGAACCTCAGTAAAAGATGTCACGGTAGGGTTCGGTAAGCAGGCATGGAACTACGCGATGGGCCTGGCGTCGGTTCAGCAGAATCTCGCAGCCTCAGCCGTGGAGAAAGTCACTGGACTGAAGCGGCCCGAGTTCATGAACAGAGCTTATGATGAGGCTCAACGCGGCGTCGCGGAAAACCTCGCGGGGTCTGAAGCGTCTCTCACCGGGCTTGCCGAGATGGCGCAGCGCACGAAGGGCAAGATCCGCCGCTTTGTCGGTCAGGATAAGGCGCTGGCGGATTATACCCCCGACGACAAGGTCAGGGCGTTTACGGACCAGTTGAAGGCTGGAGAAGCATCCGCGCAGATTTTGAAGGGCCAGGGTCCGGCCACTCAGGCAATCGGTGGCCATGTGATCGCTGATTTGGAAGCCAAGGGTCTGCCAATTCGCCAAGAAGAAGTTGCCACGCTCTCGGCGGGCGACCCGTTCGCGTTCTACGCATTCGGCAAAGTCATGGGTGCCGCAGGAACGGTCACCAAAGCGACCAGCAAAGTAGTAAGCGGAGCCACGGCCAAGTTAGTCCCTACCGTCGTGAGTAAGGCCGCGCAAACGGCAGCCAAATTCGTCCCGACTCCCGCAGGGGTCGTCGGCAAAGCCATCGAACTCGGTGGGGACCTCACCGCGCTCGGGGCCAAAGCAGTGGAAAAGACCGCCCCTCTCGTCGGCGCGGTGACCGGTGCGGCCAAAGGGACGGCAGTGGCAGGCCCCGCAGGATTTGTTACTGGTCTCGGGTTCGGGCTCGCGGGGGGGCGGGGAATCGCCAAGGGAGCCGCTACGGTGCGCGGAGTGGCCGAAAAGGTCGCTGGGTTCGGAGAACAGGTGTCCGGCAAGGCCCCGTTGACCTCTTCTTACGCCCAAGGGGTGCGCAGCGTCGCAGAAGCTGCCCCAGGCGCTCTTGGAAGCGCAGCGGAGGGCTTTGGTATGGATGTCGGGCTCGCGGCCCTCTCCAGCGAGTCCCCGGAGGATACCCAGGGCGCTATTGGGCTCGGGACGGCCCTCGGTATAATGGGCGCGGGCGGAAAGATCGTCAGTCGGACGGTCAGCGGCCAGATCGTCGGACCTCGTTCATACGAAGTAGCAACTCCCGTGCCAACTTCGAGAGCTGCTAACCAGGGGCTGGCGGCGATGCACGCAGCCGCCTTCCAGGCGCTGACCCCCGGGCAACGCGCGCGTGTAAACGCTACAAGGAAGTTCATGCAGGGCGCAGTGCCCAACGCGGACTTCTTCGCAGCGGCGGACGCGGCGACCGTCGAGGCTGTTCTGGTCGAGGCTGGGCTGCCACAGGCGCGGGCGAAAACCCTTGCGGCTGCTGAAGGATTTTTCACGGTCGAGCTGCCTGGCGCAGACGGCAACCCACGCAAGGTGATTATCGCCCGAAACGTGGATGCCGCGCCTCATGAATCTTTTCATGCCGTGCAGGACGTGCTCGGGGAAACCGCTAACCGCGCGCTAGACGAAATCGTTAAGCGAGAATACGCCGATACGTGGGATACGGAAGGCCAAAAGTATG